TTCAGCTTCTTCTTTAGTTATGCCGTTATCTTCTATATTACGCCCGTAGCCTATTGTTAGCTTTCCGGCAGAGCATTTGTAAGGTTTAGATCTAAACCCTTCGTCTATTTTTAGTTGTTCAATTAAATCTATCATTGTTATTCCTTTGTTTGATTATATTGTGTTTGTTAAGTTAAGAAATTAGATCATCATTATTTGCATAAACACCAAAACAATATGATTTACCTTTACCGTACATTGGATCAAAAACTTCAAGCTCTCCGTCTTTAAAGTAGATAACTACAGCGTGGTATACACCTTCACAAACCAACGAAGGAGCGCCGACTATATAATGATATTCAGGTGTAAATGTAATTTCTGTATCTTCTTTTGACCTTGGCAGGTCATGTTCATCAAAAGGAACGAACCCGTTTTTAATTAGATATTTATAAACCAGATGCTCTTGCCCTATCCTTCTTGAATGATATCCTGCATGAAATTCACTGATAACCCTACTTACTTCAATTCCGGTTATCATTGATATACACGCTGACATGCAAGCATTAACTATTGGCTGTTGTACGTGTTGCATTGTTTATTCCTATATTTTAAAGTTAAGCTTCGTTTATTCTATTTACTGCAGTGTTGAAATATTCTTGATCTAACTCAATTCCTATGAATTTACGGTTAAGGTTCTTAGCTGCAACCCCTGTACTACCCGCCCCCATAAATGGATCTAAAACAGTTGATCCACATGTAGTGTGATTAAATATAAATTTCTCCATTAGTGGTACGGGTTTGCACGTGGGATGCCCAAACTCTTTTTTATCCTTCTTGTTTATCTGGCTTTTATAAACCATGCTTTTAGAATGATAGTCACCAAGTATCTTTGATTTATTCCCTTTTATATAAATCCAATATTCAACATCGTTAAGGTATTTATAATTGCATAGTGGTGCAGGGTTTGACTTGTGCCATACTCCCACACCGTATTGGAATTTATTGTTTTCCGCCCAAGTTATATATTCAATAATTTGTTTTGTTGAGCAAGTAATAACCGCGCAGAACTTTTGTTTTTGATCAAAAAGAGACAAACAGTTATCTAAAAACAATTCGGTATTAATCCCGTCTATCATTCCATGTTCTTTAACCTCTTGCATAAACTTTCTGCCGCCTTTCCCCATCATGCCGCCGCCTTTGCTTTTTGAAAGTTCATAAGGAGGATCTGTCAAAATAACATCTACAGAGCCAGTCTTGATAAGTTTCATTTTTTCAAAGCAATCGCCGTGAATTAACCACTCATTATTTAATTCGCTTTCTCTTTCGTTATCGTAGTGCATTGGTTATTTTCTCCCCAATAATTCATCAATACTACCTGTAAAGCCTAGCTCTATTAGTTTACTTCTAAATATTTTTGCTTCTCTTTTTCTTTGAGTTAGCTTTTTCTCCATAATAGCTAGTTGATTGGTTTTATTTTTACTTTTATTTCTTATTGATTTAATAGAAGACTCCACAGTACCTTCTAATACTTGCTTCTCCAATACTGCTATAACCTTTTCTGTCTCTATATCTTCAGTTGATTGTTTTTCGAATATATCTACAAAACTTGTTACTTGTTTAAGATCAGGATTGTTTGCAAATCTATTTATAGTCTCGAAAAGGCTTTTCTTTTTTACAAAAAACCATTCATTCAAGATGTTATTTCTTGATAGCATCCTATGGAGTGTGCGCTCTAACTCAAATGCGCGCTTTCTTGAGTTGCACTTTATGGATATTATAATCCTCAATACTTGAGGATTTCCTGTTTGAAGTTGTTTGATTCTTTTTTCTGGGTCGTCAGACATTCCAATCTTGACAGGAGATTTTTTAGTTTTTCCACTTTGAATAATATAAACGTACATATAGAACCTTATAATTTAAACATAACTGTCATTTTAGATACGGTTCCTTGGTAAGAAATAAGTACCTTTAACAATTCATAATTAACTAATCATATATAAACAATTTTATCGTTCGAAGTTTTAACACTTTCCAGGTGCGGTAACATTAATGACAATTTCAGCTTTATTTATAAGGTGGGTATCTGCGCGGCTTATTCGGCCTTTCCCACATTTGTCTATAATGATCTTCCCAAGGGATTAATCGTTTATCCACCACCCCACGGTTAAGTTAGGGGTCAGGCCATCGTATCTCTCACGTATCGCTTCACAGCGTGGGCGGCATCTTCCTTGACACAAATGGATTGTTTATAACGGGAATTTGGAATTGAACTGTAGAAATGGAAAAAGCCTTTGGCGATATCTCTGTCGAGCCGGACTAATGAATTAATCCGCAGAAACACCATCAAAGGCTTTTTTATCACTCGGGCTCGATCCAAATAACAAATCTATTATATTATTTTCCTTGTTCAGTAGCAAGTTTAATTAATCCTGCTTTCTCTTCACGTAAATAACTGGTGAAAGGCTTCCAGATTTCATTGAAAAAATCTACCGCTCGAGGATTTGGTATTGTTGAACTAGGTAAATAATCATAATCACCAAACACCTTATAAAATAGCTGATGATTATAAAGGGCGTTATAAAACAAATCTCCTGAGCAATATTCTTCAAGGATAAGTAGCATTTCATCCCAAGCTGTTTTTGCTTCCTCTTTTGTTAGGCGCCCTTCCTTTCTTGATTCAATAATTCTTTCTTTTATTTCATTTTCGTATCCGTCAGGGTTTGGAATATATAGATCACCGCTGGTTAATTTCTTCATTGCGTACTGAAAGTCTAATTTACAAAGAAACTCTTTAGGATCACCGCCGCAATGTGACCAGTAAAAATCAAACGTGCCGTAATCACTTGTTGCTACCACTTCAACAGATTGATCACCGCATTTAAGTGTTATATTACCCCACCCTAGACTTCCTTTTCCTGATCTAACTTCATATAACTCTACTTGTGATTTAGTTACTCTCATCCTATATCAACCTTTTAATTGTTCAATCTTATCTTCAAGATGCTTTACTAACCTTAAAGCCTCACCAGCTAAATCAACACAACAAACAGTGGACCAGTGTTCAAATCCGTCTACGTCCTCATACATTACTTCGAATTCAGGGTTATCTATGTCTTGTGGTTCGTAACTTGAAAGCGTAGCAAGTTGATCTTTTATTTGTTCCATGTTACCTATCCTTTGTGTTTGTTGTTAAGTGCTTCGACCAGTAATTCATAATCAAGCCTTGAAATAACAACGTCAAATACACCGTCATCATCAGCACCAC